CCACGGAGGCCATCACGACCGGCCAGACGATCAGCGAACACGCGACCGCCGTTAAGGTGACCAACATCATCGCAGACCTCGAAAGCCGTATCGCCGCGCTCGAAGCGGCGAACACCTGACAATAGAAAGGAGATTAAACTATGTACATCGTCATCGAACTGCAGACCAACGGCAACACCACGGCGAACATCGTCAACAGCTACGCCACCCGCGCGGAGGCCGAACAGAAGTACCACCTTGTCCTGTCCGCCGCCGCCGTCTCTTCCGTGGAGATTCACGCGGCTGTCATGCTGACCGCCGACGGCATGGTGATCAACTCTCAGGCGTACCACCACGAGGCTGAGTGACGAAAGGGGGGGGGCAGATTATGGGCGTTGCGGCATACATCCTGATGGCTGTCATGGCTGTGGTCTGCGCCCTGCTCGTCATTGTTACGCGGTGGTTTGAGACGCAGTATTACCGCAGGCATCCGCCTGATGACGGGTGCAGGGTCGAAAAGTTTGGGGAGGATGACCCGGATGAATAACCTTGAACAGGTGGAAAGCCTCCGGGTGCAGATGGAGCAGGAAGGGATGCCGTTGCCGGAGAGAATCCGGCAACTGGCTCTCGCCTGTTTGGATTGGCCTTATGTCTTTGGCGCATGGGGCGAAGAATGCACCCCGGCGAACCGCAAGCGCCGCGCCCGCGACGCCCATCCGACCATCAAGTCCAAATGCCAATGCCTCCGCGACACCAACCGGAAAGAAACCTGTGACGGATGCCAATGGTATCCCGACGGCTACCGGGTGCGGATGTACGATTGCCGTGGGTTCACGGCATGGCTGCTCCGGCAGTTCGGCCTCGACCTCTACGGAGACGGCGCGACCACGCAGTACAACACGGCGAGCAACTGGATCAGGCGCGGACCGATCAGCGAGATGCCGGATTGCGTGTGCTGTGTGTTCCGCAAAGTCGGCAACAAAATGGAGCACACCGGAATGCACGTCGGCGGCGGGCTCGTGGTCGACTGCTCCGTCAACGTGCGCTCGGTCGGTATGAGTGGCTGGACGCACTACGCGATTCCGAAGGGACTCTACGGCGAGGAGGACGTTCCCGTGACCAAAGTCAGGCCGACGCTCAGGAAGGGCAGCCGTGACCCGTATGTGCTGGATCTGCAGGAGATCCTGAACGTGATCGGCTACAACTGCGGCACCGCGGACGGGATCTTCGGGACAAAGACCTATAACGCGCTGGTGCTTTTCCAGACGGACGCCGGCCTCAACCCGGACGGGGTCTGCGGGCCGAAGACCTGGGCGGCGCTGGACATCGCGGAAGCGCAGGCGCCGATGGCGCCGGCCGATCCCGTCACCTACACCGTGCGCGCGGAGGGCGTGACATGGGAGCAGTACAGGCGCATCCTGGAGATTTGCCCGCTCGCGGAAGCGGAGAGAGAAAGGTGACAGGCTATGCCGGAGTGGATCTCAAAGTATTGGATCGAGTGGGTGTTCGGCCTGCTCATTGCAGTCCTGACCTGGGTGGTCAAGAGGACGACGACCCGGGTCAAAAATGAGCAGGCGCAGAACGAGGCCATGCGCGACGGTATGCGCGCGCTGCTGATGCGGCAGATCCAGCAGGACTGCGAGGCTGTGATCGCCGCCGGGACTGCCTCGGTGGAGACCAAGACCTCCATCGAACAGATGTACCAGGCTTATCATCGCCTCGGGGGGAACGGGATCATTACCAACCTCCGAGACCAGATGATGTGCCTGCCGACGCAGACGACGAAAAAGGAGGAAGATCATGCGTAACTGGGGTAAATGGGCGAAGGCCGCGCTGGTGCGCTCGATCCGCACCTTTGCCGAGGCCGCGCTGGCCTACATCGGCACCGGGGCGGTCGTCCTGGGCGACGTCAACTGGATCGCCGCGCTGAGCGCCGGCGGGTTCGGTTTCGTGTGCGCGTGGCTGCTCGCGCTGACGGGACTGCCGGAGGCGGAGGACGAGGCGGAGGAATAACCGACGCGAAGAGCGGGGGCGAGGGCCTCCGCTCTTTTTTCTTTTGGACACTCCCCTGGCAGGGGAGTGGTATATCTTGTACATCGTTTTGTACATCGTTGCGAGGTTTGGGGAGGTTCGGGAAGAGAGCGAGAGGAAAAATGAAAACCCCCGCAAACGTAGTGTTTACGGGGTTTTGTGCGGAGAAGCCGGGATTTGAACCCGGGCTCGGTTTAACCCGACTACTCCCTTAGCAGGGGGGCGGGAAAGTGAGAGTTAGCGCGGCTCGGCGGTGGCTTGTACATCGTTTTGTGCATCTTTGGGAGGGTCCAGGGCGGCGAGGATCGCGCTGTCGTCGGGGTGGGCGTAGCGGTCGAGCATACGGGTGGAGGACCAGCGCATGATCCGCTGGACGGTCTGCGGGGCGATCTGGCGGTCGATGGCGAGGGCCGTGGCCGTGGTGTGCCGGCAGCAGTAGGGCTCCAGGCGGCGGCAGGCGGCGGCCTCCAGGGCGGCGTAGTAGGAAGTGTAGAATGGCTTTTCGGAGCGCTGGACGAGCCAGCCGTCGCGGCTGGACTCCATGAGCGCGGAGATCACCGGGAGGATCGCGGTCGGAAGGTAGACCGGCGATTCCTTCCGGGTTTTTGTTTTGATGCCGGCGCCCTTGATCTGCCGCGCCTTGATGTCGACCATGAAGGTCTGCAGGCGCATCAGCTCGCCGGGCATCATGCCGGTGTAGATCATGATCAGGGGCAGGGCGGCGTTGGTGTCGCCGGACTCCCAGAGCTTCCAGAGGGCCTTCTGCTCCGCGTCGGTGAAGGGGCGGCGCTCGGTCTCCCGGAGATCCGGGAGGATGATGTAGGACGGGAGATCCTTCGACACCCAGCCGTCCGCGCCGGCGAGCTTGAAGAGGTGCGAGAGCAGGTTCTTCATGTCGCGGGCGGGATAGTAGGTCTTCGCTTGCTCGGCCACGACCGAGCGAAGGTCGGAGACGGTGAGCGTGTCCACGGCGCGGTACGCGAGCTGGTGCAGCTTCTTCCACGCGCCGCGGTAGGCGGTGGCCTTGCTGCCGGAGAGTTTTTCGAGATCTCCGCGCTCGTACAGTTCCCAGTAGTGCAGGAGGACCGGGGCCTTCTTCCTGCGCTCGGCCTGGGCGGCCAGGGTGGGCGCGTAGGCGGCGGCCTCGGCGCGCGTGGCGAAGCCGCCCTTCGCGCGTTCGATGCGGCGCAGCTTGCCCTCCGGGGTCACGTCCCAGCCGAGGGTGACGCGGATGGTCCAGGTGCTTCCGCGGCGGTAGGTCGTACCGGTGCCGGACGGCGTGCGGGAAGCGGGTTTCTTGCGGACGAGGACCCGGGCGCAGTAGCAGCAGAGGGCGGCGTCGTCCGGGATCTCGCGATGGCAGCGGGGGCAGATCATGGCGGCCTCCTCACAGGTTCAGCTGAGGCTTCGGGACGAACATATAGGTGGAGTAGATGAAGACCAGCCAGGCGATCAGCAGGACGCAGGCGACGGCCAGGACGATGATCACGCGCTTGAGGGTGCGGGTCTTCTTCTCTTGCGGCGTCAGGTACATCAGTTTCGCCTCCCTTTGTATTCGAGATAGTCGGGATTGTACATATCCCCCCGGGAGATGTGCCGGAGCTCGTGGAGGTAGCTGCCGGCGTTCATCTCGCGGGTCAGGCGGGCGTTCAGGATGATATAGGCGCGCCCGTCGTCGTCGTGGTAGCAGAAGCCCCGCACCGAGACGGGGAGATCCTGCAGGCGGATAATGGGCTCTTCCGGGTCAGTCACTTTCAGTATCACGCTCCTTCAGGATCTCGCCGGCGATGCGGATCATGGCCTCGACGGCATCCTCGTCCATGCGGGCGGTGCGGTCGAACAGCAGGCCGAGGCGGGGGTTCTGGTGGAGGGCTTCGAGGCGCTCGCGGTCAGGATCGGAGACCGGCTCGGGCGCGCCGATGAGCTCGACGGGGTCCAGCTTCAGCACCGAGGCCAGGGCGGCCAGTTTGTCGCGGCGCATATTCCGGATCTGGCCGGACTCCCATTTGCGCACCGTGCTCTTGCCGACGCCGCACTCCTCGCCCACCTGTTCAAGCGTCAGGCCGAGCTGCTGGCGGCGTGTCCTGATTTTCATTCCAATATCCATGGGGATCACCTCCACGGCCATTGTATCACGAAAGTGTCGGAAAAGCAAGAATTTTTGCAAAAACGCTTGACAAGTGTCTTTTATGGGTGTATTATCCCCTTGACGGTTTCCTTTGGGACACTTCACAGATCGTCAAGGACATGATAGGACACCAAGAACGGAGGCATAGCATGGTCGAGTATTCTGTAATGCTGAAGCGGTTCCCCGGGTCTTCCAGGCCGGACGTGTGCATTTTCCGCGACGAGGATCGCGAGAAGGCCATCGCGGCGATGCGCAAGTACGACAGGGAGAACGGGTTCTCGGTGGTGGACAGGGACGGGCGCTTTACGATCGCCAATATCGTCCTGGTGGCCAAGGAACCGATCGCGGGTGCACCGGTGCTGAGCGAGACGCCCTGGTGCGAGATCTTCGACGTGAACGGACAGAGGAAGGAGGTGAAAGCATGAGGAGCAACCTGCTGAAGGCGGAGATGGTGAAGCAGGAGGTGAGCGCGGCGCAGCTGGCCGGCATGATCGGGATCAGCGAGAGCGCGTTCTACCGCAAGCTGAACGGGTCGAGCGAGTTCACCCAGGGCGAGATCACGAGCATCGCGAACGCGCTGCGCATGGACCCGCAGACCATCTACGCGATTTTTTTCGAGGCTGAAGTGTCCTAAACGACACGATCATGACGAGAGGAGGCACAAAAGTGGTCGACTTTTCCAACGAGAGACCGGCGGCGGAGGGGATGTACACGGTGACGACCCTGCAGGCCGGGGACGTGAACGCCTGGCCGGTGAGCGCGAACGAGGCCGAGGGCATCGGGACGGCGGTCCTGGCGCTGGTCGAGCTGATGGACCACGAGGACTTCAACCTGTCGCTGGCCAAGCTGGCCGAGGGCAAGTGGCTGGTGCGCGCGGAGACGATGAAGACGGGCTACCCGGCGCCGCAGCCGGCGGACGCGTATGTGCTGCCGGTCGGAAAGGGGGCGCAGGCATGACGTTCGAGGAGATCCTGAAGAGCGACAAGCCGATGCTCAGGCCGCAGGACGTGGCGAAGGTGCTCGGATGCCACCCGCAGGCCATCAACGTGCTGGCGAGGACCGGGCGGCTGCCGTTCCCATTCATCCGGAGCGGCAACAGGACGAAGATCCCGCGCGAGGCGTTCATCGCCTGGATGCGGGGCGGGAAGGAGATGAAACCATGGGCGTGATCCGGTGGTTCCCCTACGCGCTGCGCCTGCTGATGGAGCGGAGGCCGAAGCACGCGGCGAGCGCGTGGCCGAAGGTGCGCGGTGTGCTGGCCGCGGCGGCCGGCGGGGCGTTCGTCCTGACGCTGCCGGTGTGGCTGATCCTGGCGGGGGTGATCTGATGGTGGACAAGACGATGACCTTCACCGCGAAGGAGATCTCGGTGGCGACCGGGCAGGACATGGGCAAGATCACCAGCCGCTACAAGGCGCGCGTCGGCCGCGGCGAGCTGCCGGACGGCCTGAAGGCGTTCACCTATGACCAGGTCAAGATCATCCTGAGCACGCGGAAGCGCGGCGAGCCCGACCCGCGGAAGGTGGACCTGCTGCGCACGCAGCTGCAGACGGACGGCTTCGCAATCGCGAAGCGCACGACGGGAGGAGGCAAATAATGGAGCCGAAAGAGCAGAAGTGGATCAGCGTCAGCGACCGGCTGCCGGAGGATGACCGCCAGGTGCTGGCCGTGAAGAAGCTGAAGAGCGGGCACATGGATATCTGCATCGCGCGGTGCCTGCCGGACTATCCGCACTACGACTTCGCGACGAAGACCTACAACAACGAGCCCTACTGGGTGTGCGGCGGGAATAACAACATCCTCTGGTGGATGGATCTGCCGGCGGTGCCGGAGAGAGGTGACGGGGAATGAGCGATCAGGCAATTCTGGCGATTATCTGCACGATGATTGGAATCGTGGTGGGGTTCATCCTTGGGAGGATCGATGTGTGAGCGGCAGCTGCGGATCACCGACATCGTGCCGGACGCGATCCCGCCGCCGGAGGTCTGGGACTGCATGAAGACCTGCCGGCACGCCGACGAGATCACGGACTGCTTCCCCGGCACGAAGCGGAAGCGGTGCCTGTACGGGATCATGCACGCCGGCACGGGCGGCAAGGACTGGTACAGCAAGGTCATCGACAACATATGGCACACCTGGTGCCGGTTTTATGAGGAGGCAGACGAATGAGCACATTCCGGGAGATCGACGAGCGGCTCCTGCAGCTGGTGGACGAGGACGGCGAGATCCTCGACCTGGACGAGTTCCGGGCGCTGGCGATGGAGCGCGAAGAGAAGGCCGCGAACATGGCCCTGTGGGCCCTCGACCTGAAGGACGAACAGGAAGCCATCAAGCGGGAGATCCAGCGGCTGACGGCCAGGCTGAGGTCCGCGGAGCGCAGGGAGACGAGCCTGCGCGAGTACCTGCAGCAGATCCTGAACGGGGAGAAGCTGAAGACGCCGCGGGTCTCGGTCAGCTACCGGACGACCGAGGCCGTGGAGATCTCCGACGAGGAGAGCGTGCGCCGCTTCGCGCAGAGCGACGACCGCTTCGAGGACATCCTGCGCTACAAAGAGCCCGAGATCAGCAAGACCGAGGTGCGGCGGCTCATCCAGAGCGGCACGCAGGTCCCCGGCGCGGCGCTGGTCGGACGGGTGAGCACGATCATCAAGTGACAGGAGGCAAGACATGGACATCAAGAGAGGCAAGATCCCGGCGGCCAAGAAGGTCGTGATCTACGGGCCGGAGGGGATCGGGAAGAGCACGTTCGCGTCGAAGTTCCCGGGCGCGGTCTTCCTGGACACCGAGGGCTCGACCGTGCACATGGACGTGGCGCGGCTGGACACCCCGCGCGGGTGGTCCGACATCATGGCGGCGGTGAACTGGCTGCTGCAGAACCCCGGGCGCGCCGGCACCCTGGTCATCGACACGATGGACTGGGCCGAGGCCTTCGCGATCCGCTCGGTGTGCGCGTCCAAGCACGTCGACGGCATCGAGGACATCCCCTACGGCAAGGGCTACGTGTTCGTGAAGGACCTGGTGCGCGAGCTCCTGGAGAAGCTGGACCAGCTGAAGGCGCAGGGCGTGAACATCGTGCTGACCGCGCACGCGATCGTCCGCAAGTTCGAGATGCCGGACGAGCTCGGATCATTCGACCGGTACGCCCTGAAGCTGAACGAGAAGAACACGGCGCCGCTGGTGAAGGAATGGGCGGATATGATCCTCTTCGCCAACTACCGGACGGACGTGGTGACCACGCAGGACGGCAAGAAGAAGGCCACCGGCGGCAAGAAGCGCGTGATGTACACGACGCACGCGGCGACCTGGGACGCGAAGAACCGCTTCGGCCTCCCAGACGAGCTGCCCTTCGAGTTCGAGGCCATCGCGCACCTGTTCACGGAAGAAGCGCAGGAGACGCCGGCGGAGGCGGCAGGCGCGGCCCCCGGGCCCGCTCCGGCGGCCGGGGCGAAGAAGAACCCGTCCGCGAAGAAGGCGGCTAAAAAGCCCGTCCCCGTGGCGGAGACGCCGCCCGCGCCGATGGTGAGCGGAGACCCGGAGAAGGACGCGGCGCTGGCGGAGCTCTGGAAGCGGATGATCGCGGCGAACGTGCCGGCTCCGCTCCTGCTGCAGGCAGCCGTGGCGAAGCGCGGGTTCTACGACGCGAACGTCCAGCCGAAGGATTACGACACCGACTTTATCACCGACGTGCTGCTCGAGGCCTGGGAGAGCGTCAGGAGCCTCATGCAGACGATCGACAACGACCTGCCGTTCTGAAAGGAGATTTACGAACATGAGCGAGACCGAACAGAAGGTATTTGACTGGGACGACGAGATCGTCGACGACGGCCAGAGCGCGCCGGAGACCGTGGTGCTGCCGGCCGGGAATTATGACTTCACCGTGATCAAGACCGAGAAGGGCTTCTACCAGCCGCGGCCCGGCAGCAAGATCCCGGCCTGCAACAAGGTCGACGTCTTCCTCCGCCTGGACGGCGGCGAGCTGGGCACCGGCCTGGCCGTGGAGACCCTCTTCCTGTGCGAGAAGCAGGCGTGGAAGGCCGCGGCGTTCTTCCGCTCCGTCGGGATGCGCGGGCACGACGAGCCGCTGAAGTGGCGGATGATCGACCACGTGGACGGCGAGCACGGCCGCTGCCGCGTGTACGTGGACACCTTCACCGGCCGCGACGGCCAGCAGAAGCAGAACAACAAGGTGGACCGGTTCTTCGACCCGGACCCCGACGAGCGCGGCGAGGCCGCCCCGGCCCCGGCGAAGAAGTGGGCGAAGGGGACGTTCTGAGATGACGGATCTCCGCACGGTGCAGGATATGCTGGCGCACATCCCCGCCGGCTCCTGCACCTACCAGGAGTGGGTGGACGTCGGGATGGCCCTCCACCACGAGGGCCTCCCCTGCTCCCTCTGGGATGAATGGAGCCGCGACGACCGCCGCTACCATGCCGGCGAGTGCGAGCGGAAATGGCGAACGTTCGGAAACGGCTCCACGATCGTCACCCTGGGCACCGTGCACAAGATGGCCGTGGACAACGGCTGGAACCCAGCGGCCGGACAGAAGACCTACGGCTGGGACGACGTGATCACCTTCGGCCAGGAACCGGTCGACACCGGCGGCTGGCACAAGGAGGACACGGCCTCCCAGCTGCCTCCCCCGCCGGCCGAGACCTACAACGCGGTCAAGGACATCACCGACTACCTCTCCGCGCTCTTCGAGCCGGAGGAGAAGGTCTGCTACGTGACGACCGCCTACCAGGACGAGGACGGCAAGTGGAAGCCCTACGGCGGCGTGCACTCGCGCACCTGCCGCACCCTCCTCGACAGCCTCCGCCGGCATCCCGGAGATCTCAGCGACACCTTCGGCACGACGAATCCCGACGCGGGCGTCTGGGTGTGCTTCAACCCGATGGACGGCGAGGGGCGCAACAACAAGAACGTGGCCGCGCACCGCTACGCGCTCGTGGAGAGCGACGACCAGGACATCGACACGCAGTACGCGCTGATCCAGGACCTCCGGCTGCCGGTGAAGATGCTGGTGCACTCCGGCGGGAAGAGCCTCCACGCGATCGTCCGGGTGGACGCGGTGGATTACAAGCAGTACCAGGAGCGCGTGGATCTCCTGTACACGATCTGCCGCCGGCACGGCCTGCACGTCGACACCCAGGACAAGAACCCCTCGCGCCTGAGCCGCTTCCCCGGCTTCCTGAGGGCGGGGCGCCGGCAGTACATCGTCGCGAAGGACATGGGCTGCAGCGACTTCGTCGAATGGCAGCACTACATCGAGGACGAGATGGTCGAGCCCCTGGACGTGGTCAACCTCGGCGCGATCTGGGACAACCTCCCGCCGCTGAAGCCCGTGCTGATCGACGGCATCCTGAGGCAGGGGCACAAGATGCTCCTCGTCTCCTCGAGCAAGGCCGGGAAGACCTTCGCCCTGATCGAGCTCGCGATCGCGATCGCCGAGGGGATGCGCTGGCTCGGCTTCCGCTGCGCGCAGGGGCGCGTCCTCTACCTGAACATGGAGCTGGACGAGGCGAGCTTCGACGACCGCTTCCGCAACACCTACGACGCGCTGGAGCTGAAGGCGCCGCACCCCGAGCGGATCGACATGGTGCACCTCAGGGGCAAGACCGAGAGCCTGGAGAAGCTGGTGCCGCAGATCGTTCACACGGCGAAGCGGCAGCCCTACGCCGCGATCATCCTCGACCCGATCTACAAGCTCGGCCTGGGCGACGAGAACGCCGCGGAGCAGGTCAGCCGCTTCTGCGGGGCGATCGACAAGCTGGCGAACACGGGCGCCTCGGTGATCTACGCGCACCACCACTCCAAGGGCGCGCAGGGGCAGAAGGCCGCCATGGACAGGGCGAGCGGCAGCGGAGTCTTCGCCCGGGACGCGGACGCGCTCCTGGACATGATCGAGCTGAGCATCCCCGACGAGGCCCGCGACGCCGTCACCGAACGGTACGGCGAGAAGGCGACCGCCTGGCGCATGGACATGACCCTGCGCGAGTTCGCCCGGCAGGACCCCGTGAACGTGATCTTCTCCTATCCCCTGCACGAGGTCGACGAGGACGGGCTTCTCGAGAGCGCGATCCTCGCCGAGACCGAGCGGAGCCTCGCAGACGGGCGCGAGAAGGGGGCCTACGCCAACAAGGTCAAGAAGGCATCCATGAAGGAACGGCTCGCGGATCTCATCCGCCAGGACGACGAGTTCGGTCACCGGCGGACGCAGGAGGAGTACGCGGAGGATCTCGGGATCTCCGCGCGGACCGTGCGGAAGTACCTCCGCGAGATGGAAAACTGACCGGAACCAAAACCGGAAAAAAGCGGAAACCTCAGTTTATATATAGAGGTTTCCTTCCGGTTATGACTGCCACGACCGAGGTAAGGTAAAGGCCTCAAAAATCGGCCTTTCCTCTTCCTCGTCGGTCGTGGGACGCGCGCGAAGAGCGCCAAAAGCGGAAGCAGAGGTTTCCGCATGAGAGGAGGACAAACGTGAGACTCAGCATTTACCTCGACATCGACCCGCCGACGGCGACCGCCCAGGAGCAGAAGACGACCGTCCGCGGGGGCGTTCCCCGGAAGTACGACCCGCCCAAGGTCAAGGAAGCGAAGAAGATCCTCGAGGACGCCCTGGCGGAGTACCGCCCGGACGCGCCCCTGGACGGGCCGATCGCGCTCTACGTCGAGTGGAGGTTCCCGACCGGGCGCAGCCACAGCGACGGCGAGTGGAGGATCACCCGGCCGGATCTCGACAACCTGCAGAAGGGCCTCCGCGACTGCCTGACCCGCCTCGGCTTCTGGGTGGACGACTCGCGGGTGTGCGTCGAGCTGGCCAAGAAGACCTGGAGCGCGATCCCGGGCGTGTACATCGAGATCGAAGAGATCGGAGGCGGACCGAAATGACCGAAGCGACGCCGGAGATCCGGTGCGTGGACTACTGGCGGGACGGCATCCCGCACAACAAGCTCATGGCCTACAAGTGCATGATGGACGCCGGCCAGATCACCAGGCCGCACGCGACCGGCAGCCGCTCCACCGGCGCGGTCGTGGTGCAGTACCTGAGCGCGGTGCCGCACGAGTGGATCTTGCAGGAGCTGGCGAAGCTCGCGGGGGTGGCGTCGTGAGGCCGCCCTGCCACGGGTGCCCGGATCGGCACGAGCTCTGCCACGCCGAGTGCGAGAAGTACCGCGAGTTCAGGATGGTCATGGATCGCCGGTGCGCGGAGCGGGAGATCATCTGGTGCGTCAGGTCCATCCGCAGCGACGCGGTCGTCCGGCGGATGCGGGACGCGATGAAGAGACAGAAAAGGGGGCGCGCAAAATGATCAATTACGGCAAACTGCGCCGGCCGCGGACCCGGGAGGACACTCCGGGCACGATCCGTATGTACCCGGAAGAGACATGCCCGGTCTGCGGGACGAAGTGGACGCGCTACTGCCGGCGCTCCGAATGGGGCTACTACTACAACGCGAGCGAGAGCCAGATCGAGAGCTACCTCACCCTGCTGTGCTCCGCGGAGTGCTCGCGGGAGTACGCCAGGCGGCGCTTCCTGGCGAAAGTCAGGAAGGTCGCCGGCACGAAGAGCGCCACGGCGATCCGGCTCCGGGACGAGGGGATGTCGACGCCCGAGGCGCTGAAGGCCGCCGGGCTGAACGCCAACTACAGCCTCAGGGTCTACGAGGACGAGATGTGGCAGGAGCTGGACTGGCTCCGGGAGCATAACTGGGAGGTGGGCGCGTGACAGACAGAAAAGGGCTCGCGGACGAGCTCGAGAAGATCGCGGTTTATTTCAAGGACCGGATGCGCGACTGCAAGAGCGACGCGAAGAACATCCACTTCTACCGCTCGGAGATCCTCAGGGTGGCGGCCGCGGTGATCCGCAGCGACGAGGAGACGCTTCGCGAGTACGAGGAGTATGTGGACGGACTGGAGGATGACGGGAAATGATCACAAAGGAAGACCGGAAGATCATCGAGGCGGAGATCGAGCGCCTCGGCCGGGCCTGGCAGGCAGCGCAGGACCGCTACGCGTACTCCGGCAGCGCCTCCACTGACCGGACGATGTACAAGTATCAGGTGCTGCAAAACGCCCTGGAGAACTACCTCACTGGCAACGCGGACGAGTCCAAGGATAAGATGATCTCCAGGCAGTGGGACCAGCTGCGCCGACTCAAGGAGGCCGTTGACCGCCGGTGCCGCTCTGGCGACCTGAACAACGAGACCTATCTCGAGTTGAGCAGGATCTTGTATGATACATAACGAGGAGGCCGGCGGCGTGAGGACGTATCAACCCGACTACACGGACTTCGGGATCTCGCGGGACCGATATCGGCAGCTGCTCTACTACTGCCGGCAGTATCGCGAATGGATGGCCGAGGCGTCCAGCCTCCTGGGCGTGGGTGCGCAGCAGTACAGCGTCATGCCGCACGGGTCTGAGGTCGGCGACCCGGTCGCCAGGGCGGTCATGAGGCGCGAGCAGCTCGTCGCAAAATGCGCGAAGGTGGAGCGCGTGGCCGACTGCGTGGACGGCGGACGATGGCGCGCCGCGCTGATTCAAAACATCTGCATGGGCAAGGCGTTGCATTTCATCGATCCGGCGATCCTTCCTACCAGCAACAGGAACGACTATTACAAGGCGAGGCGCGAGTTTTTCATCCTGCTCAACCGGGAGCTCGATTGATACTCGCGGGGCACTCATTCTGTGCTAATATGATATCGGGGAGCATGGCCAGATGGACAGGGGCCATGCTCTTTCTCATCCTGAGGGCGTGCGCCGGTTCATGCCTCCACCGGACGCACGGGGCAGACATTGCTGGCGCGCAGCCTAAAAAGCGCCGTGAGGTGGGGCGTCTGCTGAGGTGGGAGGCATAGCGTGAGCACAGGACCAATCAGCGCATTTTACAGGAGCCGCGCCTGGAAACAGTGCAGGGACGGGTTCCTGCGCTCGCGCGGCGGACTGTGCGAGCGATGCCTGGCCCGCGGGATCATCAACGCCGGGAGCCCGGACGTCCCGCTGCAGGTGCATCACAAGGTGCACTTGACAGAGGAGAACGTGAGCGACCCGGCGGTCGCGCTCAACTGGGACAATCTTGTGCTCCTGTGCGCGACCTGCCACGCGGAGATGCACAGCAGCGCGAGTGCGAAGCGGTGGATCGTGGACGAGTTTGGCCACGTGGAAGCGGCAAGCCCCCCTTGTCCGGCGACGAATTAAGGGGCCCGGCGAC